TCAAAATAAAGTTTGCCACTCCATCAGACGCAAGAGCTACAGTAGCTAAAGTTAAAAGAATTAAAAAACCATACGCACGTAAAATACAAATACTTACAGTTATGGAACAACGTGCAAAAGTTATGGGTAAGACTGAAGTTGTACGAATTGCTAAACAAGCAAAAAAGGTATTAAAAGAAAGCAATAAGAAAAAGAAAAAATGACTAGAAGTATAGGTAAATGGAAACTCCCTCAACCGATAGATATTAAGGAAGAAAATGAATGGATACCCATTCCTAAAGTTGCAAGGACAGTTCCATTTGGGTATACGCAAAGTAATGAAGACCCAGACATTCTAGACCCTATACCCCTTGAATTAGATTTGTTAGAAAAGGCAAAGAGACATCTTAAACAGTATTCATATCGTGAAGTTGCTAATTGGTTGTCCAAACAATCTGGCAGATCTATTTCACATGTAGGGTTAAAGAAAAGAGTAGATAATGAGCGACAGCGTAAGAACAAAGCTGCTGGCCTCCGCAGATGGGCAAACTATGCGGAAAAGGCAATCGCCAAGGCGAAAGAAATCGAAGCCAAAAGAACGGGCGCAAAAGTCTAAACAAGTAACTATTAAAGAAGTTGATCTTAAAACTGAGAAACTTCTGCCGATAGAAGAAGAACGAAATGTTATATTTAAACCTAATGATGGGCCGCAAACAAATTTTTTAGCGGCTAGTGAAAGAGAGGTTTTATATGGGGGTTCAGCAGGAGGTGGTAAGTCTTATGCCATGCTTGCTGACCCTTTACGCTACATGGGACACCCTGCATTTAGTGGACTATTGTTACGTCACACTACTGAAGAATTAAGAGAACTTATATTTAAATCGCAAGAGTTGTACCCAAAAATCTGGCCCGGAATAAAATGGTCAGAAAGAAAGATGCAGTGGACCGCACCATCTGGCGCAAGATTGTGGATGTCTTATCTGGATAGAGATGAGGATGTCTTGCGATATCAGGGTCTAGCATTTAGCTGGATAGGGTTTGACGAGTTAACTCAATGGGCCACACCATACGCATGGAATTATATGCGATCTCGTCTACGATCCACTGCCCCCGATTTACCTATCTACATGAGGGCTACAACAAACCCCGGAGGTAGGGGGCATCATTGGGTCAAAAAAATGTTTATTGATCCATCTGCATATGATAGACCTTTTGACGCTACAGATATTGAAACAGGAGAAACTTTAAGATACCCAGCAGGACATTCTAAAGCTGGAAAGCCACTTTTTAAAAGGAGATTTATCCCGGCTCGTTTATCTGACAATCCATATCTTTGCACTCAAGGTGACTACGAAGCAATGCTTTTGTCTTTACCTGAACAGCAAAGAAGACAATTGTTAGATGGTGATTGGGATATTAAAGAGGGTGCTGCTTTTACAGAATTTAATAGGGATGTTCATGTTATTGAGCCTTTTGACATTCCTTCTAATTGGGTTAAGTTTCGTGCTTGTGATTATGGGTATGGTAGTTATTCTGGTGTTCTTTGGTTCGCTGTTGCACCTTCTGAACAAATTATTGTTTACCGTGAGTTGTACGTTTCTAAAGTTCTTGCAGCGGATTTGGCAGATCAAATTTTAGATCTTGAAGCTGGTGATGGTAATATTAAGTATGGTGTTCTTGATAGCTCTTTATGGCATAAGCGTGGAGATACTGGACCTAGTTTGGCAGAACAAATGATAATGAAAGGGTGTAGGTGGCGACCTTCAGATAGAAGTAAAGGTAGTAGAGTTTCTGGAAAGAACGAAATACACAGAAGATTACAGATAGATGAGTATACAGACGAACCGAGACTAGTATTTTTTGATAACTGTACAAATACAATATCACAATTACCAGCATTGCCAATTGATAAAAGAAATCCAGAAGATATCGACACACATTCAGAAGATCACTTGTATGATGCGTTGCGTTATGGTATAATGTCAAGACCAAGGTTTAGTATCTTTGACTATAATCCTACAGGTAGACCACAACAAACAATGTCAGTTGCTGACGCAACATTTGGGTACTAAGGAAAAAATACATGGCTGATGATGAAATTATGATGGAAGATGACGCTATTGCGTTAGAAGATAGTGAAAACTCTATAGAGGACGATGCAGATATAGCTGGCATTGTTCCTTTTATTATGGAGAAATTTACTCGCGCAGAAGACTATCGTTATCAAGATGAAGAGCGTTGGTTAAAGGCGTACAGAAATTATCGGGGTTTATATGGACCTGACGTGCAGTTTACTGAATCTGAAAAGTCTAGAGTATTTATTAAGGTAACTAAAACAAAAACACTTGCTGCCTATGGGCAAATTGTTGACGTGTTATTTGCGGGTCAAAAGTTTCCTATAACAATTGAACCAACAGAGCTTCCAGAAGGAGTTGTTGAAAGTGTTCATTTTGATCCTAAAGCTCCACAAGATACCACAGATACAGATGCGTTGGAAAGTCCATATGGTTTTGAAGGAGATGGGCAAGACTTTCCTCGTGGTGCTACACAAAATTCTTTATTAGAAAAGTTAGGAGCTTTACGTAATAAACTTTCTCCTGTTGAGGATAAATTAAAAGAAGGTCCGGGTACAACACCCACCGCCATTACATTTAGTCCTGCACAAATTTCTGCAAAGAAAATGGAGAAGAAAATACAAGATCAATTACAGGAGTCTAGTGCTAATAAATATTTGCGATCCACTGCTTTTGAAATGGCATTATTTGGCACAGGTGTAATGAAAGGACCGTTTGCTGTAGATAAAGAGTATCCTAATTGGGGAGAAGACGGTCAATATGATCCTATGTTTAAAACAGTTCCACAGGTATCCCATGTATCTGTTTGGAATTTTTATCCTGATCCTGACGCTAACAATATGGAAGAAGCACAGTTTGTAATTGAGAGACACAAACTTTCAAGAACACAATTACGTAATCTTAAAAAGCGTCCGTACTTCCGTGACAATGTTATTGATGATTGTATTTCTATGGGAGAAAATTATACAAAAAAATATTGGGAAGATGATTTAGAAGATTACGCACCTGAACATGGTATTGAGCGTTTTGAAGTTCTTGAATATTGGGGAACTATAGATACAGAAATGCTTGAAGAGCAAGGTGTGGAAATACCAGACGATTTAAAAGATTTTGATGAACTTCAAGCAAACGTATGGGTAACAAACGATAAAATTATTCGTATGGTCCTTAATCCATTTAAACCTGCTCGTATTCCTTACATGGCTGCTCCATATGAACTTAATCCGTACAGCTTCTTTGGTATTGGTCTTGCTGAAAACATAGACGATACACAAACTCTGATGAACGGCTTTATGCGTATGGCTGTTGATAATGCCGTATTGTCTGGTAATTTATTAGTTGAAGTAGATGAAACAAACTTAGTGCCGGGGCAAGACTTAGCCTTGTATCCCGGCAAAGTATTTAGAAGGCAAGGTGGCGCACCGGGACAAGCAATATTTGGAACTAAGTATCCAAACGTGTCCAGTGAAAACATGATGATGTTTGACAAGGCAAGACAACTTGCAGATGAAAGCACGGGCTTTCCATCATTCGCCCATGGTCAAACAGGTGTGGCAGGTGTAGGTAGAACCGCTAGTGGTATATCAATGTTGATGAATGCTGCCAGTGGTAGTATTAAAAATGTAATTAAAAACGTAGACGATTATCTTTTACGTCCGTTAGGTGAAGGTCTGTTTAGATTTAATATGCAGTTTGACTTTGATCCTGACATTAAAGGTGATCTAGAAGTAAAAGCAAGAGGCACAGAAAGTCTCATGGCTAACGAAGTAAGAAGTCAAAGACTCATGCAGTTCTTACAAATCTCAAGTAGTCCAACCCTTGCACCATTTGCAAAGTTTCCTTATATTATTAGAGAGATTGCAAAGGCAATGGACTTAGACCCCGACAAAGTTACCAACAACATGGGTGACGCTGCTATTCAAGCTGAAATAATGAAAGGCATGATGCAGCAGCAACAAGCACAAGGCGGTCCACCTCCAGCAGGTGCAGACGCTATGGACCCGACAGGTGCAGGTGGTGGCACTATAGGAACAGGTATGGCTCCGGGTCCGGGTCAACAAGGATTTACAGGAAATGCACAAGGAAATACTGAGCAAGCTCAAGCCGCTGGTCAGCAACAACCGCCAGTGGCAAGCATTCAATGATTATCTTGATGAATTAATTTCACAAGAACATAAGTCTCTTGAGCAAGGTGATAACATGACAATTGTTCACAGATCACAAGGGGCTATAAATTGCTTACGTAAGTTAAAGCAACTTAGGGATGAAGTAAATGGTAGCGGGACTAGCTAGACTTATATCAAAAGGTGGAAAAGAAATAGCTTCTGAAATGGAAGACCTATTTTCTTCTGCAGCTAAACGTGAAGCAAGAGATGTACCAGACGCTCCTGTAGAGGAAGCTCCTACACCTGTGGCTAGAGAAATACCAGACGCTCCTGTGGAAGAAACACCTACACCTGTGGCTAGAGAAATACCTGATGCGCCCGTAGAGGAAAGACCTGCACCCGTAGCTAGAGAAATATTTGGTGAAACTGTAGAGGAAACACCTGCACCCGTAGCTAGAGAAACTATAAAAGAAATACCAGAGGTAGATGAAAGTGCTAGTTTATCAGATGTTTTAGATTATACAGATGAGAGTATTGAGGCATGGAAAAAACTAAATAAACATGAAGAGGCAGGGCAAAGACGATATAGAAATGAAGAATTAGAAAAAGCTGCACAAGATTTATATGAAGAAAAAATAACAGAAGATCAATTTAAAAAATTAAGAGATGAATTAAAGCCTTCTAAAGTTTATAATACTGTTCCCGATTTGTATGATCCTATAGATATAAGAGGAGCATTAGGAAAAAACGCTGAAAAATATGGAATTGTTGGTGTTAATAGAAATATAAAAAAGAATACACGAGTTACTTCTAGATTTGATATCAACGCATATGATAAGTATGACGTGTATGCGGTAACGGTATACGATGTGTCCGGTCCTAAAAATGTACATAAAGGTTTTTCCTCTACTGCAGTTTTAAAAAATGTAGAATTTGGTTATTCTCCAGAAAAATCTTTTAATATAGCGCAAGGAAAAAGTAAATCTCCTTTTGCAACAATGGAGGGCGATTGGCAAAATGTAGCTCCTGATTCTGCAAAAGAATTAGCAGAAGACGCATTAAAGAGTGGAGAGTGGGCAGAAGTAGGATTTGATCCTGCAGGTAGACTTTCTTTTTATAACAGGGAAACAGGAGATCCTGTATTTGAAGCTGACGAAGTTATTCAAGTAGGTCCAATGGTTTTAGCCAAAGGGATTAAAACACCTACTAAAGAACAAATGGATAAGTTAATTGTTAAAACTAAATCTGGCAATCCAGTATCTTATAATGAAGGTGGCATGGCTATGAATAAAAAAACAATGTCAAAGCAAATGGAGCTATTTCAAGAAGGAGGTTTGGCTGATCAAGGCGGTGAAATAGATATAGAGTCTGGCAATGAAGTGCCTACAGGTTCATTAAAAGAAGAAGTACGTGACGATATTCCTGCTAATCTAAGCGAGGGTGAGTTTGTTATGCCAGCTTATGCTGTTAGATTTCATGGCATTGATAAGATGATGCAGCTTGTAGATGAAGCTAAAGTTAAGCTAGAGCGCATGGAACAAATGGGTATGATGGGTAATTCAGAAGAAGCAACATTACCAGATGATACATTATTAGAGGGTGGACAAAAAGAACAAGAAGCGTTAAACTATCAAGTAGGTGGCTATGTGCAACCTGTTGTAGGCGCACCAGTACGACCATATGTTCCGGGTCAAACTGTTTTTTCACCTCCACCTGCCGCTTCTTCTATTCCACAACAATCCTCTACCGTAGCAAGTCAATTTAATATACAACCTACCCCTCAAACGTATCAACAACAAACAGGTTATACACCTCCAGTAATACAGCCTGTACCTATTCAAGAAAGACAAACTACTCCTAGATTTAAAGATTATTTAATTTCATCTGGAGGTAAATACGACGAGTTAAGAGAATATGTAAATGATGCAGGTAATATATTAACTATACCTTTTATACAAGGTAGACCTATTTATCCAGTGCCTGAAGGTTATAGACTACGAAAAACAGATTCTGTTGAATCTGATGAAGTAACAACTACAACAACTACGGTGACACCTAAAGAAACTGATGGCGAAGATTCGGTAACTGTTACAGGTAAAAATCAGGCAAACATCGGAGGTCTTTCACCCGGAGAAGTAGCATCAGGCGTATCAAAAGATAAATCTGTACAAAATAAAATTGGACTTAGTTTAAGTGAATTAAATAAAAGTCCCATGTCTAAAGTAGCATTAGGTTTTGCGTTGGGCGGTCCTATAGGGGCAATAGGCTCAGTGATAGGTTTAGCTGCAACAGAAATGCTTGGAGTTAATATACCTAGTATAACAGATCTAGCATCTAAAGTATTTGGAAAACCACAAAATCAACTTAGTCAAACAGAGTTAGATCAAATTAGTAATTTAACTTCTGCTCAAACTCAAGCAAGTATTGCAGAGTCATTAGGAGTTGATTCTTTATCAGGAAACTACGGCAATAAACCGGGAGATATAGACGTAGCAACAGGTGGTATTTATAATGATCGTGGTATTGCTATGGCTGTAGATCTAACAGGTAGAATAATAGGTCAGGCTACGGGACCAGACGATGATCTACCTAGTTTCAACAGTATAGGTTCTTGGGGTAAGGAGCTTTCTACTTCATTTGATACAGGATGGTATGGTGGTCCTCAAGGTCCAGCAAGTTTACAAGATATGGACAAAGAAACGCTTGATAACTATGGAAAATATGCTGAAGCTGTAGGAGGTAAAACTAAACAAGATTATGAAGATGAAGTAGGAAATAGAGATTTTGATGACTTAATGGATATAGGAGAAGATAGAACAAAAGAGGAAATAGCACTTGATGATGAATTAGAAGAACAGGAGGCTGCAGCAGAGCAAGCAGCAGCCGAAGCAGCAGCCGAAGCAGCGGCGGCAAAAGAAGAGACACTAAGTCAAGATGAAAGAGATGAAATGGAAGATAGCGGTGCAAATCCAGATACTGGTCAAAGTCCCGCTGAAGATATGGGAGATATATAACAAAACGTGGTCTAGCTGCACGTTAAACAGCTATATATGTTGGCTACCTAACCCCCCTACTAACATGGCTACGGTTAGCCCCTACAGGAGAAAGACACAATGTCTGATACAATAATGGCTGAAGAAGTAAAGCCCGAAACTAAAGTAGCGTTTATGGCAAAGCCATATTCACGAGATGATAAAATAAAACAAGAAGAAGAAGAACTAGAGCAATTGTTAAAAGCTCAACGTGGAGAAACAGAGGAGGAAACAGAAGAGGTAAAAGCCAAAGAAGAAGAGCCTACTTCTGCTGAAGAAAAAACATTTAAGAAAAGATATGGTGACTTACGCCGCCATACACAAGAAAAAGAAAAAGAGTTTCAAACTCAGATTGATGATCTTAAAAGACAGCTTAAAGCTGCGTCAGAAAAAGAAATTAAATTGCCACGTTCTGAAAAAGAATTAGAAGAATGGGCATCTGAGTATCCTGATGTTGCAGCTATAGTAGAAACCATAGCTATTAAAAAAGCAAAAGAGCAAGCTGCTGCGTTAGAAGAACGTATAAAGAAAGTTGATCAACTTGAGTACACTGCTAAAAAAGAAAAGGCAGAAGCCGAGTTATTAAGAATACATCCTGACTTTGCTGAAATAAGAGACAGTGATGATTTCCATACGTGGGCTGAAGAGCAACCTCGTTGGGTACAAGATGCTTTGTACGAAAACGATGATGATGCAAAGTCTGCTGCACGAGCTATAGATCTGTATAAATCAGATAAAGGTATTAGCAAAAAGAAATCATCGGGCAAAGATGCAGCTAAGTCTGTGCAAACAAAAACTTCACGTAGTAAACCGCAAGACGATGAAAGGTCTACGTATCTACGTGAATCTGAAGTTCAAAGAATGTCTGCCCATGAATATGAACAACATTCTGAAGAGATCATGGAAGCTATCCGTTCTGGTAAGTTTGTCTATGATGTATCTGGTTCTGCCAGATAAAAACAGTTGACAAATGGTTATCTGTAAGTATAACTATAGTCATCAGTAGTCTATGTGAGTAGCTATCACATTTACTACTGTCAAGCAAACAACATTCAGCTTTCGGATTACCTGACGAACACGGCCCGTTATTATGTAAGTAGGCCAACTTACACTATAATGCACCCGTAGTGAATCAGCCCCTGATGAGTCTGGTTAGTTTGCATCTGTAATAATGCTAAACTAGGAGATTATATAATGGCATTTAATACCGCTGCTGGGTATGGTAATCTTCCTAACGGCAATTTTTCACCCGTCATTTACAGCAAACAGGTGCAACTTGCTTTCCGCAAGGCATCTGTTGTTGAGGCGATCACCAATAACGATTACTTTGGTGAGATTGCTAATATGGGTGATTCCGTTAAGATTATTAAGGAACCCGAAATTACAGTTAAGGAATATGCTCGTGGTACTCAAATCACGCCGCAAGACCTTGATGATGAAGACTTCAGCCTTACGATTGACAAAGCTAATTACTTTGCTTTCAAGGTTGATGACATTGAAGAAGCTCACAGTCATGTGAACTTCCAGTCGGTTGCGTCAGATCGTGCGGCGTATCGACTTGCTGATCAGTTTGACCAAGACGTACTTGGTTATCTTTCTGGTTTTAAACAGTCTGCTATTAGCAGCCGTGCTGATACCGCTAACGATGTTGTCAATGGCAGCAAAGCGGTTGATACGGCTGGATCAGATGAACTTCTTACCAGCATGAAACTGGACGCTAGTGACTTTAACGGTGGTTCTTCAGGGAACTCTATCGTAGTCAAACCACGTACGGGTGGTGATTCTTTGAATACAACAACGGCTAATGCTACGCCGCTTCAAGTTATTGCTCGTATGTCTCGTAAGCTTGATCAGCAAAATGTTGATACTGCTAGTCGTTGGCTTGTTGTTGACCCTGTATTTGCAGAACTTTTGAAAGATGAAGATTCTCGTCTTTTAGATTCTGACTTTGGGGGGTCTGGCTTGCAGAACGGGCTAGTCTTCAACAACATTCATGGTTTCAAAGTTTATATGTCAAATAACTTGCCTGAAAAAGGTAATGGCCCAACCGGGGCAACGGCTACAGGTAGCACCCATTTTGGTGTTCTTGTTGCTGGGCATTCTGGTGCGGTTGCTACTGCAGAGCAAATCAACAAAACTGAAACCTACCGTGACCCTGACAGCTTCGCTGACATTGTTCGTGGTATGCATTTATATGGTCGCAAGATTCTCCGTCCTGAGTCTCTTGTTAATGCCATATATGTTTCTGGAATTTAAGGGGAGGATTGAACTATGGCTACATTTGATATGACTTCCTCTGCTACTGCTGGCGTTGCGTCCAACTCAATCGCTGCGCTTCCTGCAAGTAGAAGTGGCTTAAATTTACGTATTGTTGAGGCAATTCTTGACATTGAGAAAATCACTGATTATTCTTGTACAAACGGTGATATATTTCAACTTCTTGAAATTCCTGCTAATACAATGGTACTATTTGCTGGAGCAGAAGTTCTTAAAGCTTTCAACGGATCTTCACCAACTGTAGACATTGACTTTGCCGCAGGTGATGACATTGTCGATGGTGGTGACGTTACTAGCACAGGTTTTCTTGCTTCGGGATCTAACGGGGCTGCAATGACAACCTCTGGTACTATTACCTTTACGCAGCATGTAACTACGACAGATACAATTGATGTTAAATTAATTGCATCTTCTGCTGACGTAACGGAAGGTCGTCTGAGAGTTTTAGCTGGTGTTGTTGATACAAACGGCGCACAAGAACTTGCAGTTGAAGTTTCTCGTGATCAAGCGTCTTAATTAGACGTTCATTAAAGTGTATGGGGGTGGTATAATGCCACCTCCATATGCACATGAATTAAGGAGATAAGTGATGGCAATCACTACTGCAATGTGTACCTCTTTTAAATCAGAGCTTCTTGGTGGCACTCACGATTTAGATACACATAGCATTAAGCTTGCTCTCATTAAAGCTAGTCCCTCTGGTACTTATGGAGCAGCTACTACAAATTATTCTGACGTAACTGGTAATAGTGATGAAGCGTCTGGAACAAATTACTCTGCAGGAGGACAAGTTCTAGATGGTGCTTCTATCTCTATTGACGGAACAACAGCTATTGTAGACTTTACAGATGAAGTTTTTTCCAATGTAACCGTCTCTACAGACGGTTGTATTATTTATAACTCAAGCCAAAGCAATAAAGCTATTTGCACAATTAGCTTTGGTGGAACGGTTTCAGCAACTGCTGGTGATTTAACAATTGGATTTCCTGCTGCTGGAGCGTCAACGGCAGTAATTAGAATAGCATAATTTATGGCTGTAATAGCATCTTCAGCACGATACGGTTCTGGTCTTTATGGAACTTCTAAATATGGA